TCTGGTTCTGGAGCTACAGTTACATTTGGATCGTACTCTAGTTCAGCTATATCCATAAGGTCTTGGATAACCTCTGGGTGATCACTGACGTTAATGTTCGCACCGTTAAGATTACGTAAGAAGGATGCAATCTCACGTAGGTCGTGTGGAGCAACATCGCCAGCTTCAATAGTTGGCATTAAGTCATAGTTCAGACCGTTCAACTCCCACAGTCGCTCGACCAACTGTTTGTTGAGAACATCTGTGATCGCTTGGATGTAACTCTCAAGCGCACGAAGGAACAGGTCTGTCTTCGACTTGGATAAGGCGTAAGAACCGCCTTGAGATCCTAGTAGAAGAAACTCGGATAACATTGATCTTGCTATATCGTGCTGATATCTCTTTACGATAGGATCTATGTCTATATTACGTTTACCATTAGAAGCCATAAGTTCTATATCAACCAACCTTTGGTTAGTAGGAGAACCATCTTTGTCTGGATAGCTGTCAGAAGGCAATATTATGTAACCTTGCTCGTTAAACTTAACATCTCTAAGGATCTGTTGTAAGTTTCCAACGAAACCTGACTGTGCGGCAGAAGCATCGCCTGATAAGTACTCAGCAGGTATACGAGCTACTGGAATACCAGCTAACTCACGTTCTACTGCAATAGCTTCTATAGCTTGCAGATTATTAAGGTATTCATAAGAAGTATAAGCATTACGAAGGATAGAACGACCAGATGGGTCTCCGTTAAGGCTAGTTGTTCTATAGTAAAGAGACTTATTAGTAGGTATATAGTTTCTACCGTTTCTATAACCTATCTCTTGCTCTATTCCTAACACTTCACCAGTCTTACGGTCTACGTCAAACTTACTTATAGTCCAAGGCGCACGAGCAGATATCTTACGAACACCAATACGTCCGTCTGTAAACTTAGATTGCTTCTTAGGTGATCTCTCTGTTGGACCTACACGTCTCTTATATATAACTTCGTTCCAGCTAAAGCCATACGACAAATTAGATATAGCTTCTGCTATGTGGTCATCAAGAGAATGTTCCATGTCTACTAAGACACTCTCAACAAACTCTTTTTCTTTTATAGCTTCAGCACTATCATCTACTGCTTTTACGTGTAAGTCTACATCTCTTAGTATCTGCTCAACAGCATACATGACAGCACCAATAGTACTATCGTTATCACGCATCTCACGATACTTGCGTATAGCTTTCTTACCTCGAAGTTCAGGTAGGAACTCATCAGCGCGGATTTGACCGTTGTATGTGTTATCACCAGCTACACCTAATGTAGATTTAGCTTTTGATTCTGAGAGTTTCTTTACCATGACAATAATACTTCTATAGTTAACGTGAAAGTCCCTTAACACTAGAATAAGCGAGGGTCAGTTTTGGTTTTGTGTAGCCGTTGAGTGAGAGGTCAGTAATTGCCCATACTAGAGCATCTAATCTATCTGGGGAGCCAATCGACCCTAATGGTTCCCATGTTCGCATTTGTATTTCTAGTTCGTTAAGTGAAGCGTCATCTTTAGGGTTTGCAACATGCTTGACCAGTCCACGCTCGTAGAGTGCAGATATTGGTTCAGCTCTAGCAAATTTACCTCTAGATGCACGTACAGCTTTGTAAGGTACTGTGTCATCTTCACCGTGTATAGTTGTTTTGACCATATCACCACCTTGATTTACTTCGGCGACAATACGATCAGCTTGATGTAAGTGATATAATTCTATTGCTTTAGAAGCCCAACCTTGAGGAGACAGTCTGTCAGTGTAATCGCCTAATACATAAGCAATACCATTAACATCTATACCTGCTACAACAATACCTGTCATATCACTCTCAGCATTAGAGGTGACAGCAGGGTCAAGGGCTACAACAATACGGGAAAGGTCTGGCACGTCATCTAACTTAACAGATGCTTCGTCCAGCATGGCAGTTGTCCATAAAGCACCTTGTGCTTCCTCTAAGACTTCTGCGTAAAGCTCTTGCTTACCTAGTCTAGTACCTTCATACTGTTCTTTAACAGCAGTTAGGTATGTCTTAGCTAAGTTAGCAGAGTTATCAAAAGTAGACCCTGTAGTAATAATAGTCTTAGGATCTTTAAGTATCTGGCGTATCAGTTTAGTTGGCTTCGGGGTGGTAGTCACCATGATACGAGGGTGCTTACCTAGACGCATACAAAACTGTAGCATCTGCCAAGTGTCTATGTCTTTATTCCAAGCGGCTGTTTCGTCACACCAAGCTAATTCAAACTGTGGACCACGAAGACGCTCTGGCTCTTCTGCGGAGAAGAACTGTACTTGCGCTCCATTCTCCCATGTGAGTGTTCTTTTTGTTGGCGACCATTCAGGAAAGCCCATCTTCTTACCAGCATAGGTTTTATCACCTTTCCAGCATACCGATAGAAAGCCACTCTCTCCCTTAACCATAACTCGTTCTATATCTGAGTTAGTAGAAGCTACTGCGGCTACACGTTTAACGCCACCCTTAACTTGCTCTCTTACCCACTCTACTCCAGAACGTGTCTTACCGAAACCTCGACCAGCATTGATAAACCAAGTATTCCAATCGTCTCCTTCAGGAGCTAACTGATTGTCTCTAGCCCAGAAGTTCCAGTCATGCTTTAGCTCTTCAACTTTACGTGGTCCTAATGCCTCAAACAACTCATTGACTTTGGACTTAGGTAGCTCACGTAGTGTGTCAGCCGTTATCTGTCTCTTCATCGGGTTCATTCTTTCCGTTTCACTGCGTAGCGGTGCTACTTCCCTAACAACGACATCAAACTGTCTATAGCACTCTCATCTAAGTCGGGGTCAACTTCCTGATCTACTTCATTCACTGTGCTATTAGGCGACCAACCACCTTTAGATCTTAGGAAGAACTCTGCCGCTTTAAAGTCACCACCCTTAGCGGCCTCTACAACAACACTCCCTATCTCTCCTACTATGTCAGCTTTAGTCTCAGCTATTAGATTGCCATATAGCTTGTAGAATGTTGCTGTGCTAGAAGGTGCATCTTGATACTTCTGTATTGATCCAAGTATGTCTCTAACTGCAACACCATTCTTTATACCAGCTACAACTTTCTTAGCTATAACTTCACTATACTTCTTAGCAGGTATCATAAAAAATCTCTCTTAAAATATACAACCCATCGGCATGACCACATCTAATACAACTAAGTGGAAAGGTTCGTCATGGTTGGGAAGGAAAACTGAATAGCTACTACTTAAGTATATACTTACGTTTCTCAAACTAGCTAGCTATAAACAGTAAGTTGTGTAAGCAGTAAGTGAGAAACTTAAGTAGTGCCTCTTATGTATATATAATGTCTAAAATACGTAAAGTGCAAGGTAAGTATTACAACTATTTTACAAGTAGTTGAAATCTAATGATTCTTTTTTTGTTGTAGTATACTAAAGTGGGTAGCGCATGTCAAGTCCTTGTGTGTTGCCCTGTTGTAATGACTCCGTGTAGTATAGTATGAGAGCGTAGCTCGACGCACTTCGTGCTTGATAGACCCCTTTTGTGCGGCATTGTGTCACATCCTTACTTTTTTTTGTTTTCGGATATACAGTGTGTTAACACGCCCCCTAGCATGATTCGCTCAGAATGTCAAGGGTTCCCTTAAAGAAAGTGATCGAATGTTACAAACTGTAACAAAACGTGATCGGTTTTAACAAAAGACTTGACAAACGAACAAAAACGTGCGCTAGGATAGCGAATCGGCATACACCTCACAAACTAGTTTAATGTTAAACCATTATCTAACTCTAGTAATTTTGTGATCACAAATAAATAGTATACCATTGAACTAAATACAAAAAAGACCCACGCAAGTTAATGCGTGAGTCCATCGGGAGTCTATTTAAACTATTTAGTTAGTTATTGCACCAATAGCAAAAGATAAATACGGGTATTGCTTTTTACACTTGGCTAGTCTTTCAATAGCAAGCTGGTGGCTATTCTCAATATAATATGCAAAAAGTTTTCCGTGTGAATAAATGTTGACGCGGTATTCCATGCTATGCCCCTTTCATTAGTTTAAGTATAGTAAGCGAAATATTAATATTCTCTAATACTTCATACTTTGCACCATGTAGCAAGTTATTGTCTATAACGTCGTAAGACTCTTGCAATGATTGTTCACAATGTAATAAGCCAGCTTCAATTACTTGTTTCTTATCGGTCATATCCATGTAGCCGTTTTCTTGTAATATGTTTAATTCTTGTTTAATCATTCTATGACTCCTTATTAATGTTTGTGATATGATACATTCTTGACCGATGGAGTCCAACATGCTCGACAATCTCCACAGTTATTATTCTGTTTAGGCGCTGGACATACCCAACCAATAGCGGCCTTATGCTTATGTACTGTGGACGTATTAGCGCCCTTTACTGGTTTATCGTCGACCATTGGCGCGCTTAATCTAATAACTAGGTTACTAGGTACTTTGCCCTTATAAGCCCTAACAATAGCCAATTCACGAGTCGGCAACCAGTGTTTAATATTGGGAGTCTGTTTGGCGACTTCAATAATTGCTTTTAATTGGTCGAGTGAATCTAGGTCGCCGCTATCAAACCATCTATGATAATTTTCTCCTGTCTTTATTGCGAATCTATTAATTTGAAATACGCAAGCGGCTATCCATTTATGCGGCGCGTTAGCTATTAGATCAACGCTCTTTTCGTAGTTGCGAGTCCAACCTTGATTGACTGATGGTCGCATTTTTTGAATCCGCCTAGCATAACAAGATTCACAAACCGACCCCTTAACATTGGCGAGTCTAGACCCAACCTTGCAAGCAAACGAGTCACTTGAGAAAGCACTACCAACCATTTTTGTATTGCGGTTGGTTATTGATACGGTATCTTTTGCCGCTTTTAATGTAGTAAACATTTAAGACTCTCCTAGGTAACTAGCATTGTGATTGACATATTGAACCCACTGAATCGCGTCCAATGGTGGCAAGTTTAGATTATAACAATCGTTTAATATATCGCGGACGTTACAAGCGTCCGAATAGCTACCAACATAGTCGCGCCAATCTGTTTTAATATAGTCGCCTAACGCGCTTGCAATAATATCAGTATAAGCACCATATTCTTCATAGAATGATTCAAGCGTATCGATGAAGACTCTAGGAGATGTAATTTTATGTTTCATAATCAAGACTCCTCTATGTAGTAGCAAATTGCAAGTATGCATAAGATAATAAACGGGATTAATATATAATTACTAAATATCATAATCTTGTCCCTATATAAAAATTAAATGTACCAACAATAGCAAGGCATAAGTACGCGCTTAGATATTCGTTAATAGTTAAATTGGCAAAAGGTAGCATTGCGATAATAACTAAACCTAAAGCGTAAATAGTGAATTGTAAAAATGTAATCATAATTAAGAGTCCTTTTATCAGTGTTTTGTTCATACTTATTAATACGATATAAAAGAATGATTCGCAAGGTCTAAGCTATGATAATATCACATAACGGATATGCAAAAATAACATAGATAAACACTTGCGAATCATTTGAATACATCGTATACAATAAGGACAATTAACGCTGATAAAAAAGGATAGCGCAAAATGACATATGATAACATAGAAAAGTTAATGAACCTACTTGATACTTTAAGAGTATATCATGAAGCAAGAATACATGACTTAAAGAGTGATAATTTAACACTAGATAAGCAAGATGAATGTAACGAGAAAATAAAACGCGCTAAGCAAGAAATATTTGAATTGTTCCAAGCAAAATAAATTAACCGCGCTAACTAGGGAGTCGCGCCCCTATATCATAAAATTAAGGGCTAGTTTTTTTAAACGCGGTCGCAAAAGGTGGAAGGATGGACTAAAACGAATCAGTTGCATTTATGTCACTGTTGCAAATATGTCGTGTCAAGATGTAATTATGTCACTGTTGCAAAATTATCACGTTGTCAAAATGTCACACCCCTCCGATGGAAAATGACCCCCCTCCAGTGGAAAATGACCCCCCTCCAGCGAAATTAGCCAGACCCCTCCAGTGGAAATTAAGAGTTGACCCCACCGATGGAAAATGATATGTTGATTCGTATAGACCCCCTCAGTGGAAATAAGGATAAGTAAAATGGAAATGATAATTAAAGAGATAGAAGCTATTTCATCAGATGTTTACACTATTGTAGGTAAAGCAGAAGTTTGTAAGGCTGACATTCAGCGTGGTATAAATGTAAGTCATACTCCCAAGGGGGAAGATAGTATATCAAAGCAAGACAAAATAAATAACCTGTTTTACTATCTTGATGATGCTAAGTTCGATGTAGACACTATAAGAGATGATCTAAAAGAGATTAAGAATAAACTTGATGATCTACTTGACCTAGTGCAATATGAA